TAATATCGTAAAGCGGCGAGATTAGCCGCTCGTACATCGGCTGGCAATTCCAGCGAACCAGATCATACAAATAACCGTTGTCTTGCTGTCCGTAAAACGCTCGTACCTGAGCGGGCGTTTGCGGGTTATACGCATTCCAGGCATCAGCCACCAGCCGTGCACCCGAAAGGCTCTTGGCATTGACCAGCTGCGGATCTTCGTCCAGAAACTCGCCCACCAGCGTCGATAGCTTGGCGTATCGCTCCATCAGCTTAACCCGACCAGTTGCGTGCATCCAATCTATGTACGTCTGCCAGCCGGTCGCCACTTCCGACAAGTGCCCTACCTTGATTGCCGTCGTCGCACCAATACGAAAGCCCAGCGCCCTAGCGTCTCTGCTCAGGCTAGCTTCGTCGCTCTCCTCGCGATGCCGTGGATAGCTGAACCAGTCGAATTCATCCACCGGCACACAATCGGGATTAGTGCACTCGTCGGCCTGAATCGCTTCCAGGACCTCGCGCCGCACAATCGCGCAATGCGTTCCCGCCATTGCTACGTCCTCAACATGATTGTCACGGAGCGGAAAATGCTCCATGTGACTGCCGGAATTTATCGGATTATCTTTTAGCCAAATCGGGGTCGGCGGCCAGCCACGCCGCGTATAGAACGCCTGCAAGATGTCATAGTCGAAACCTGGCTCGTAGCTGCGGAATTGGTCAAGCAAATCGACCGGAATCCCATCAGCGTCAGAATCGAGGAATAAAAGCGAATCGGCCTTACTGCGCGTTAGGAAACGATAAATGATTTCGTTGGCAGCCTTATGGGCCGGCTTCCCACGAACGGGAATTACACCATCGTTAGGGCCCAGCCCGCGCGTTATCAGGTGTGTCCACGTAAGAAAGAACTTACTGGACACTTGTTTTTCTAAACGGGTCCCAATAATAATTGAGCCCCAGTCCCGTTGATTATCCATGCTCTCCTCCGTTACCGCTCTTTAGATCATGGGTCAAATTCTATCTTTAGCTTGGGTTGAACTGCACGAACAACAGCGCGTCAACGTCCAGTGAATTCGTCGGGGCCATATCGGTGGTCGTGGTAACGCTGATACCCAGCGCATCACCCGCATCAAAGTCCACCAAGCCGGGGGCCAATGAGGCATAGCTTCCCTGGTTGCTGCTATCGCAGGTCACCGAGGGGGCCGAGCCATCAGTAAACTCTGTCCCGGATTTGTGGGCCTGAAACACGGCCGAGCCAGACGTGACCGAGGCGTTAACCCTGGCCACAAGCCCGATAACCGAACCACCCTGCGGCATCACATGGAGTGAACCCTGCTCTGCCGTTAGGTCAGTATCACTTTCGCCAGTCGTTAGATCGGCGTGCCCAAAGGGAATCGCGCAGATTGCGCCAAACTTGCCAGCATCAAAATAATCAGCCATTGTCTATATCTCCTTATGCGCCAATGTCGTAAATGCCTGCGGTATGTTCCGCGCTTGAGCGCGTACCCCAGCAAGCCACGGCGATTCGGAACGACGTAACCATGATGTACATTCGGCGCTGAATGTCACGGTCCATCTCAATGAGAATGTTCCGACGGAAACCAACGCTCCACATTCGGCGGTTATACATGGTAATCTGGCCCTGCGTATTGCTCGCGGCCGTGTCGGACACCTTGCCATCGTCCTCGGTCTGAGGAGCTTCGGGAGAAACGACAATCGGGATTCCCCGATACTTCGCCAGCTCGCCGGTCAACACAACAGCATTCGGACCGTACTTGTCAACGGTCACAGCATTAGTCAGATCCAGAATTTCGGTCAGGTAGGTGTCAATGTCCGTAATGGAAACTACGTCATTCGGGTTAATCCCGTACTTGCCCAGTTTGCCACGGACATCGGACATGTCGGTATCAGACAGCGCATCGCCGCCAGCATCTACTTGCTGATCCGTATTATCTGCCAGCCACAAGTGGCGGATGCCATCGTCGCCGTCGGACAGGTAGTAGGCATCATTGTCAGGGGCAGCGTCGTCAAGATTGATGTTTCCGGTCGAGCTAGTCGTACCGTCTGCATTCAAAATGAACGCGTCGATGATTTGACCGCCGGAGCGGGCCAATTCCTGCCGCAAAGCGGGAGCCAGCGCCACAATGGCGTCTTCGTCAAGCGTATATGACCAGTTCTGCTCGGTCATAAGCTCGGTCGCCGTGAGCGTGCTCTTAGCGGTCGAGGGGTCACTTGCGCTGCCGGCCGTATTCTCGGAACCCTTGCGCCACGAAATCTCTCCAAGCCCGTTCGGGAGATCGAATGGGTTGGAAGGCATATCTACGCGACGAATCGTACTCGCAATGAGCGAGGACAAATAAATGTCCTGCCAAAGCTGTGCGGCCATTTCGGTCGGTACAAGCTCGTCACCAGAGCCCGTACCATCGCTGGTCAGCGCCTTGAGCGCCGCCTTCAGGTCGTCGCTGGGCGGGTTGGCCGTGCCGGACAAGCGGGGATGCTTGTGTAGCATCTGGCCTTCGAGAATGGTCTTGGCAATCCACAGGTCTACGCCCTTGATCGCTTCACCGGAAAATCCGCGATGATAGCCATCATACATGATGTCCTTAACCACGCGGCCGTAGCGATTGCCATTTTTGAGGAGTGAACGTACATTGTCTTCAGCAAAGACGGGGCGGCCCTTCCTCATTGGGGCCGCATCTAGTTGCGCCTTTACCCGCTGGTCCACCATGGCCTTAAGTTCGCTTGCGAACTCGGCCTTGACCCGTTCAAAATCGAACGTCGCGGGATCAGGTTTACCGTCTTTGACTGCCTGGGTAAGCTCAGCGAGCCGTGCCAGGATTTCTTCAGTCTGAGACATATCCAAATCCTTTTGTGTCTATTCGAGTCAGTTGGTGGCCCGGATTCGCGCCGCGTTCCATGCGAGTGCTGCGTCTAGCTCCTTCACCCGGTTAGGGCAACAGAACGTCGCCAGAGCCGAAATGGCTTACCTATCGTTCAGTTGATCAGACTGGTCAATGAGGTTACCATACTGGTTGCAATTATAGCACAAACGAGCGAGGCGCGCAAGGGTACGAAAAATAAGCTGAGGAAATTCAGCCCCTCCCGGCCGGTATACGTTTGTCCAGATTTTTCTTGAAAGAGAACTGCAAAGCATACAGAAACGAAATTCGTTTCTGTACTTGTATTCTTTTATCTTTATGGGATCTTGTATAAGTCGGTTCACCAGAGAAACACATCGGTTCACCAGAGAAACACCCTTGGGATAAATTTGGGATAAAAAGGGCCCTATCGGTTCACCAGAGAAACAACGTTGGTTCACCAGAGAAACACTTCAATACCTGGACAATTACTCGACAAGCTGTTCGGCCAACACGCCCAGCAATTCCAGAACCGCATCAAGAACCTCTGGACTGATTTCGTCCTCTTCTTCTGACTCGGTCGGTTCGGGTTCGGATTCTTGTTCCGGTTCGGGCTCTTGCTCCGGTTTGGGTTCGGGCTCCTGTTCTGGTTCCGGCCGCTCTAGGGCTTTGAGTGCTTTAACGGCCAGCCGTAGCGCCTCTTGGTTGGCCGGCACGGGAACCAGGCTGATTTCCAGCAACTCCCAATCTGTGAAGTCGAGCCCGCCGAATTCGTTCTCTTCGACGTTTCGCGGCAAAAAGCCTACGCTGGCTGCCTTGATTAGATCCTGCTCCCATAGCGCCGCAATAATCCACATAGGGTCGTTAGGTGCAGCCGGCTCGCGCAGTTCAACGCGAACGCTGATGCTGTCCTTGCTCAGCTGGATTTCGGCCGTTTCACCGATTACCGCCCAGGGATCGTGGTAGTTGTGCCCCCACAAAAGAACGGGATTCTTGAAATAGTTCTGCAAGTCACCGCCGCTGGGCAGCACCCGGTCCCGATCCCGGTCCACGGCCGGGGTATTGACTACGATCCAATCGTTGTCCTTTTGGATCTCGAACTCCTTGAACACGTGCGTTTCACCGATGATAAGATTTCGTGCCATTGTCATGTGTTTTTCTCCTTTGGTAGCTTTTGACAGTAATCTGGTAGCTTTTGACAGTTTCGACCGTATGTTTTGTCCATGTTTTGTCTATCTTTCTGCCGGCATATAGATTGCCGCACAGCGACAGTTGATATTCTCTTCCGGGAGACTGCCCAGTCCTGGAGCTGGCATTGAATCGCCGCTTACAATAAAGAGCTGTTCGCGACCGATAGG